ATTGAAAGCAAGAAGGAAACTGGAATGGCAGTTAGAAAGTCTAGATTAGGAAGAAGACATTGATTAGAATTCTTTATAATTATTTTGGATTAGATTCCTGTAAATCTTGTGAAACTTTAAGGAATCAATTAGAGATTGCAAACTTTGAGAAAAAAGAATTAATGGGAACTATTCTAGGATTAGTGAAGCCTGAAGTAATTCAAAGCGCACCAGTTATTATCGAACCGGTTAAAAATAAAAGTATTCCTTGGCATGTTAGGCAGAGAGCACTTGAAGAAGAAGATAGAGTTAAGGCTAAGATTGAAAGACGGATTAAAGAAGCAGAGAAGGAACTTGGAATTACTGAAGAGGTAAAGAATGCCTAAATCATTTGTTGATAGGTATTATGATTCTTGGGCCTCTTCTCCTGGAAATAAGAAGAAAATTAAAGAAGAAAATGATAGAGAAGAAATGGAAACGAAATCAGCTAGTCCTTCTCTTAATTTCCTTCAGAAGCATTTTGGTCCTTCCTTTATGGCTAAGAAAAGGAAAACTGATATTGAACTTCCTAATTCTGGACAAAAAGATAAGAGATTAAGAACTAAACTCGATGATGTTAAAGAAGGTTATGGATTATTCAAGAAAATAGGAAAGAAATGAAAGTAATCGTTATTTGGCTTCCGATTTGGATTCAATTTATTTTGAATATAGTTTGGGCAGAATGAGTTCAGCTGAAATCATATTAATAATAACAACTACTGTAACTGGGCTTGTTACAATTATAGCAGCTGTTTCGGCAGCAATTGCGGCCAATCGAGCAACGGTAATTAGCACCGCAACTGATCATAAAGCGGATACACTTATTAGAAAAACAAATGATATTCATGATTTAGCTAATGGCAATTTATCAAGAGCAATAGAATCTTTATCCGTGGCCAACAAAGAAATTGCAAATTTGAAAACTGAAATTAGATTATTAAATGATAAATTTGAACTTCTTTTGAAAGTAAAAAATGCCAGCTAAATCGGCTAAACAGTATCGATTCATGGCTGGTATAGCTCATGGAATGAAGCCTAGAAAAGGAATTGGGCCAAGTAAAGAAGTTGCAGGTGAAATGATTCATAAGACTTCTCCTAAAGATAAATTAAAATTTTCTAAAAAGAAATGAACGAAGATCAAATACCCGAAAAGATTAGAGAACATCTTAAAACTGTTTCTGATCATTTTCAGGAAGAAGATAAGGCAGTTAGGGAAAGACAAATACGCACATGGCGTAAGCTTAAAATGTATTGGAATGGATTTACTAGGATATGGTATTCAGAAGTCGCCCATGATTGGAGAGTTTGGGGCGCAGAAGAAGGTCAGGATGATGGAAATAATGCTTATTACGATAAGCCTGTTAATGTTTTTAAAGCTTATCTTGAGTCCATCATCGCGGCACTCTCCATCAATATTCCTGGCGTTCGTTGTGCTCCTGACGATGCTGACAATCCTTTGGATATCTCGACTGCCAAATCAGGTAATAAAATAGCTGAATTAATTAGTAAGCATAACAATGTTTCTTTTCTCTGGCTCCACGCGCTCTATATTTTCTGCACTGAAGGAATGGTAGCTTGCTATTCATATCCTAAAGAAGATAAAGAATATGGAGAATATGAGGAAAATGAATATAAGGATGAAACGGAAGAGAAATATATCTGCCCGTTCTGTGGAAATCCATTAGAGGATGATTTATTTACACAGAATGAAATTGATGAATTCAATCCAGGAGACGAAGACGTAGTATTACATGATTTATTGATTAACGAAAATCAAATAGTTTGTCCCGAGTGTGCAAATGCATTAGATCCCGAACTTCAAAAGACACAATTAGTAGTTACTAAATTAGTAGGAGTTACAAAGAAACCGAAATCTAGGCAATGCATGGAAGTTTATGGGGGACTTTACGTTAAGATTCCTAATTATGCAATGAAGCAGTCGGAGTGTCCCTATTTAATCTTCTCTTATGAGACACATTACGCCAACGCATTGGAAATGTATCCGGCATTAAGAGATAAGATTCAGAAGTCAGGTTCTACTTATTCAAATTCTGGAATTGGTGATCCTTATGAAAGATGGGGAAGACTCTCGACTCAATATTATGGGGAGTATCCTATTAATAACGTTACTGTTCGCAATGTATGGCTACGTCCTGCGGCTTATAATGTTCTAGCAAATGATGATGAAGTTAATGGATTAAAGAAACAGTTTCCAGACGGATGCAAGGCCGTTTACGTAAATGATTGTTTGGCGGTCGCAGAAAATGAATGTTTGGATGATTGCTGGACTTTAACTCATAATCCGATGAGTGATTATATTCATCATGATCCTCTTGGACTTTTACTTGTTAGCGTGCAAGATATTACGAATGATCTTATCAGTCTAACAGTCCAGACTATTGAGCAAGGTATTCCGCAAACATTCGCAGATCCGGCAGTTCTTAATTTTGATGAGTATCGACAATCTGAAGCAACTGTTGGTGGTGTATATCCTACAAAGGCGCAATCGGCTACTAAAAATATATCGGAAAGTTTCTTCACAATTAAGACCGCAACATTATCAGAGGAAGTATTACCATTTGGCCAGAATATTCAACAGTTAGGTCAATTGGCATCTGGTGCTCTTCCTAGTCTATTCGGTGGACAAGCTGAGGCAGGTAGTAAGACTGCAAGTGAATATTCAATGTCTCGCGCGCAAGCATTGCAGAGATTGCAGACTCCCTGGAAAATGCTTTCCGTTTGGTGGAAGGAAATATTCGGAAAAGTAATTCCTTCTTATATTAAGGAAATGTCTACTGATGAAAGACTAGTAGAAAAAGATAAGCAGGGAAATTATGTAAACGTATTCATAAGGAAGGCCGAAGTTCAAGGTAAGATTGGGGATATAGAACTTGAGGCTTCTGAGCAATTACCTACTACTTGTGCACAGCAAAAAGATATTATAATGAAATTACTCGAATTGGGTAATCCGGAATTACTTGCTGCATTATTTGCTCCAGAGAATTTACCTTTTGTTTCGGAGGCAATTGGAATTAATCAATTCAAATTGCCTGGAGAAGATGATCGACAGAAACAATATGAAGAGATTCAGCAATTGTTGCAGTCTGAACCAATTGTAATGCCTCCGACAATTGATCCAGCAATGGCACAGGATCCCGAAATGATGCAAAATCCTGAAATGATGCAACAAATGCAACCCCAGGAATTGCCTTCTGTTGAAGTCGATCCAGATTTAGACAATCATGAAATTGAATCACAAATTTGCCGTAATTTCTTAGTTTCTGAGCCTGGAAGATTAGCAAAGACTCAGAATCCTCCAGGTTATTTAAATGTTCTTTTACATTTTAAAGCTCATATGATGGTTCTGCAACAAAGACAAATGGAACAGATGCAACAGGAAGCTGCAATGCAGCGAATGAATAATCCTCCTGCTGAAGGAAAAGAAGAAGAATCAGCAAAGACTGGAGTTAATAATGGCTAATGAACTTGATAATTCAGAACTGTCTAAAGATGAAATTCTAGATATTCTTAATGAAGATGATGATGCTAAGGATAAGGACGATAAAGAAGAAAAGAAATTAGAATCTAAGGAAGAAGATGATGAAACTGATGATGAAGATGATACTAAGAAAGATGAAGAAGAAGATGAAGACGAATTAAAAGTTAAAGATGATGATGATGAATTAGAAGATATTGAATTAGCAGTTCCGGTTCGTAAGAAGGAAATTCTTAAAGTTTATCCGGATTTATTTAAAAAGTTTCCTTATCTTGAAGCCGCTTACTTCCGTCATGGACAATATGTAGATATTTTTCCTACGATTGATGATGCAAAGGAAGCAAGTGAAAAGGCAGGGCAATTAGGCGAACTTGAATCTAATCTTTTATCGGGTGATACTGAAAGTATTCTTAAATTAGTCAAAGATAATGATGAAGAAGCATTTGCCAAGATTGCAGATAATTATCTTCCTACATTAGCTAAGGTCGATGAAAAGGCTTATCTTAATGTTGTTGGTAATGTTGTTAAGCATACTATTATTTCGATGGTTCGTGAAGGAAGAAGTTTAGAATCAAATGCTCGAACAGACGATGATAAGAAAAAAGCACAAGCATTAATAGCGCACGCTGAAGCAATTAATGAATTTGTATTTGGAACAAGGGAATTTAGTAAGCCACAAAATCTTGCACGAGAGGAATCGAAAGATGATTCCGTTAAGAAAGAACGAGAAGAATTTGCAAGGGAAAGATTTGAGACTCACCTTGGTGAGCTTCAATCGGACGTAGATAGAAAAATAACATCAACCATAGATGTCAATATCGATCCTAAAAAAAGCATGACTTCTTTTGTGAGAAAACATGCTACTAAGGACGCGGCTGAAAAGCTCGAAGAATTGATTGGACAGGACAAGCAATTCAAGAGCGTTCTTGACAAACTATGGAAAGCTGCTGTTGAGACTAAATACTCTAGAATGAGTCTAGATAAAATACGCTCTGCTTATCTTAGCAAAGCGAAAACCCTACTTCCTAGTGTTATTAAAGCTGCTAGAAATGAGGCTTTAAAAGGTACATCAGGAAGAAAAAATGATGATGACGATAAGGATCGAAGAGGTCATCTACCAGTCAATCGGACATCCACATCCGGAAATAAAGGTGGAAAGTTATCTATTCCTAGTGGAATGAGTAGTAAAGATTTTATTATGTCTGATTGAGAGGATAACATGGCACTTACAGAAAGCCAAGTTGCTGCTCTCGAATTGGAAAAGGTCCTTCCTAAGATAAGGGTCGTTTTCGACCGAGATGACAAATTCTTTGCCCATATCAAGAAGAGAGATGTGGAAAGAATTAGCAATAGGCAAATGAGAGTTCCTTTGGAACTTAGACCGGGCGGTTCGTTTCAATACTTTAATCCTGATGGCGGCGATTTGGGACGAGGTGGTGGACCTACCTTTGATAAGGCAGTTCTAAATTCAGTATTCGTTTCAGAGAATATTGAATATACCAAATTGTCCCAGTGGTCAACTGATGATCCTAGGAAGGCAATTGTCAATTCAGTAAGGCGACTTACCGCTACGGCAATTGATGAACTTAGGCGTCAATTGGATGCTCAGATGATGCAGGCAGGTAATGGTGTTATTGGAACCATTACTACTGTTGCAACGGCAGCCGGAGTAGATACCTATACTTTGACCACGGATGGTTTCGGCGCACGTTTGATGCGTTTCGGCCAGACTGTTCAAGTATTTGATGCTACTCTTGCAACTCTTCGTGGAAGTGGAGTAATCACTTTTTGGGACGTGGAAAATAAGACTATTGGAGTTACGCCAGCTATTGCAGGCGCGATTGCAACTGATCTTATCGTTACCAATGGTATTGCTTCTCCAACTTCTCTTCCGGCAATCTTTGGGATTCCTTACCATCATTCTAATGCTTCAACTGGAACATGGCTGGGATTTTCAAGGTCTACTACTCCGGAAATCCGAAGTAATAGGGTTAATGCAGGCGCTGCGCCATTGACTCTTCCTCTTCCGAGATTGGCAATAAACAAAATCGGAAATAGGGTTGGTATTGACAATACATTCAAGCCCGATGCTTGGATGCATCCTGCACAGAAACAGGCTTACGAAGAGATTGGTCAGCTTGTATCAATTATACATAAACAGCCTAAGGAAGAAGGGTTGGACATGTAT